AAACCGAGGGTATATGTGGCACCCTTCCTTTTAACAACCTTTTGTAAATTTAGGTCGCTGTGAAGAGACATATCCTTATAATCTCCTGTTAATGCATTGTATCCCTTTCGGGCAGCTATAAGTTTAGCTCCAGGCATCTTTTTCTGGGTCTACATAAATTAAACACTTATATTCTATATCCTTGGCACTGAAAGCATCGTTTTGTAAAGGTATAGTATATATACTCAAAAACGACTCGTAGATTCCATTACTTCTTCCACAATAAATAAGGGCAGTACCTCCTGCATTATCTGAAACCCCCAATGTCGCAGGTACTGTTAGAAACTTAGAGTCACCAGGACCCTTCACATAAGCAAAGAAGAAAGGTTTGTAACCCAACCCATGAGATAACGAGACCCCTCTTCTGACCCCTTGGTTTGCACTAGTCGCAGGAAAAGTTAGTGTCCCAGAATCCTCCATATATCTTTTAAGTTGATTTTTAGTAGAGTCTATCGTAAGGAATTGAGGGTCTGCAGTTATAGCCTTGTACCCCTTTCTGGAAGTCTTTACTACTAAGTCTGACATTTTTATGTATATCCAAGTAAAATTTCATCCCCTATGGTAAACCTTTTATTTTTCCCATCCAGTTTTATCTGCTTACTACCCAAATACAATATCCCTTCACTCCCTATTGTCCCCCCTACTAGACTACTCGCATCAGTATACCTAGTCTCAATACCTACATTACTTTCCCCAGTGTCAAACAATGCCCTGGTTAAATAGGTGTCAAAACCTGCTTCACTAATTGTCTCTGTGTCAAATATGACTTCCATTATGTATTAACCTTTCCAAAACTTACTGGCGTTGCTAAGAACCCTACCGCCTCAATAGTCATGGTACTACAAGTAAACTTCAAATAGTGGGTAAACCCTTGGCACTCCACTCTCGGCAGAATCTTTTCCACTGTAACCGTAGAACTGCTAGACAAAGTGTCCAGTGCACTGTAACTTCCCCCATTCTTAGAATAGGTCACTGTAACGTCTCCGCCTGACTTGTACTTCACATAAAATGCTGACACCCTGTACTCTATCGTTGGGTCGTCAAAACTGTACTCTGGAGTCCTTGCTTCTACAGAGATTGCACTGGCCGTACCTGCACTGTCATCATCTGTAGTCCCTGTATTCATTTTATACACTGCCATAGCACTCTTTTCCCCGTAGTACAAATTCTTTGCCCCTGTAGAATTAATAAACGGAGCATACACCACAGGCTCGTCGTCCCTACTATTAAGTATCCAACTTCCTTTGTTAATATCAAACACAAATTCTGCATTAGTAATGGCACTCGCTGGTGCACCACTTACCGTGGATAAGTCCCCTACGGATAAGTAATACTTCCCGTCATACGCCCCTGCTGCCAACTGGTCCCAATTACTTGAACTGATTAAATCAAATAATCCGTACCCGTCTACAGGGTCTTTAATTTTCTTTGAAATATCTATAGGCCTTCCAGAACCATTGTAAAGATAGATAGCCTCTCTATCCACCCATATAAGGTTTCCTCCGACTTCTTTTATAGTCCTTTCGTTCACACACCCAAACCCTGGCATTTTCTGTGACCAAGTGGACGCTGGGTCCCATTGGTACATGTTATCCTCGTCGAAACTAATAAACCTTTCCTGGAAAGATACAATGCCCTTACAAGCACCGTCCTGAACAAAGTAGTCTATTAACACATACACAGTATCATTATTCCATGCCGAAGTGCTTCCATCTGTTGTAACCACTGTCCCACTGGTAAACCCAGTAATAAGCCTGATTACCCCGTCTGTAGAGTTATAAAGGTAAGCTGCACCCTCATGGTATGCTTCAAAAATAGAAGCTGTTGTGGTAACCGTATTAGCCCCTGCCACATCAGCATTAGCCGCACAAGTGCCCGTAGCGTCATAAAACGTGTCTGTAAAAGGTTGTGTGCACCATATAATATTGGGTTTTATGTTGCCCCCACCTACTGCAAGTATATCCTTATTAACAGCCATAATATATCCTCCAATAGTAGGAGTTACATCCGTTATAGTAGTTCCCGTAGTGTATGCTAAAGGTGTTGTTCCGTCCTCACACCCAAGGTATAGTCTGTCCAAGAAATTGACCATATTAACCTTTTTATCTGCTGTCCATTCGTCATCGTCCACCGAAGCCCATGTAGCAGTACCTTCCGTAAGTTTTTCTAAATCTCTGTTGCAAACCCTAAAAAAAGTGTGTGTACCGTCAGATTTATTATACGCTCCCAGTCCCCATACTCGGTTACTTCCTGCCGTAACATTACCCAGTAAATCAGTCCCTTTTCTATGGGACCAATTACCTAGTTTGTCTAGGGAAATATTCTTTAATAGTGGGGATTCGTTGTTTTCAAGTAGTCGACTGTCCGTGGTCTGGTTCATACCACCACTTAGGTTTTGATACCAAAATACTTTTGGTTCTATTTTTATCTTCATCTGTCTCTGTCTACCATCCTTCTAAGTCTCCTTGAAGGAGTTATTTTAGGTACTCCACTTCCCCTTGTAAGTAAGTAGGAAGTAATCATTTCCATTTTTCCTGCTTGATACTTCTGCTCAAATCTGTCTGCCTCGTCCAACCTCATTAACTTCCTCATGGCATCTGCAGTACCACCTAGCACTAATATACTGTGACTGCCAAGAGGTAGCCTTGGTACATCTGCGTCTGCACTTAAAGCCGCTGGTTGCTCTATGTATTCAATTTCAATACCGTTAGCCACGTTTTCAGAGGCTTCTGGCAGTATACCAATCGCACTGGTTGGTGTCCCTCCTATATCTACAGTGGTTGCATACCATATAGGGTCACTCTCGTAAAAAACTTCGTCTCCTGATTGTAGTGCTTTGTTCTTACTTACCTGTCTGCATACTTGGTAATAACTATCGTCGGTGTCATACTTAACTGCTACTTTAAGTATACTTCTAATGTCTGTAGCGTCTCCTCCAAGTCCAAATTCATGCCCTAGTATGTAAATAGTGTCTCCATCCCAATCATCGTCAATTTCTGTATCAAGTGTTACTGTGGTGGCTGAAGTGTATGCTGTTATTTCAGCAGTTTCGTCGTCGGTGGAATTGTACACTGTGTCCCCTACCATACCGTTATTAAACACATTTCCTGTAGTGACTAAAGTTGTTGAAGTAGAAGAAGCACTTACCGTTCCTGAAGTCTTGTAAAAGTTAAGTTTCCCCACCTGTGTAAAGTCTTCTGGGTACTGGCTTGAAAGGGTGCTAAATAAGTCGTCAATGTATCTATCATTAACCCAATTGCCTATATCGGTCTCTGTAATGTCTTTAGAAGCAAGTATGTCCCCACTAGAGTCTACATAGCCTATATTACTACCTATCCTCTTTTTTATATTTGTAAATGTCATTAGGATGTCCTAATAATTTTATGTATATATTGTATATCTAAGAGCCACTCATGTCCACCAGAACGTTTAAATTGCCTGTAAGGTCTGCTGTTAATTCAAGTGGGTATCCTTCATAATTGACATTTGTCTGGTCGTAAGTGTATTCGCCAAAGTCATAAGTAATTGAGTTTCTTCTTTGTGTGTCCGAAGCACTGACTGCTGTACCACCTAAATCTGCAATGTAATTAATAAGCCAAACAAGTGTTGGAAAAATGTCCGCCAAAATTAAATTGCCAAACTCAAACACATTGACATTAGAATCGTCCCCCACCTGTACCGAGGTGTTTTCGGTTGTTGTAACCTCACTCCCAGTCAGGTCACTTACTGTTGCCATACCGTTTTTCGATTTAGTTTAGTTATATATTATACCACTCTATGGTCTCTTAAACGCAGGTAGGGCGTATTTAGTACCGACTGTAGGAGTTCCTGAACTCTCTGTGTAATATACTTTAATTTGGATGTGGTCGACATCTACAGCATACGTTGTTTCAGACTCATCATCAACCCAGGTGCTTTTTAACTCAACACTTAATTCAAGACCATCTATAGTTGAACCTGTTGGAATATTAAACCCAAAATTGGTAGCTTTAAGATAGTTTGTTTTATACCCACTCTCGGCAATATAACTTAAAACCACCCCAAAGGTTGAGCTATTTATATCAGAAGCTGACCAAGTTTCTCCCCACAAGTCGTTTGAGCCACCATACGTTTGGGTAATTTCAGTTGTTCCTAGGTCTACTATTGTTGATTTATCATTTCCGCTAATTGTCCCCCCCATAACTAACTTTACCACGTTATCGTCCCAATAATATTCCGCTATTTCGACTGCCCTTGCGTAAGAGTTGTCACTTGTTTTTATATTGTTCTCGTTAGACCAAGTAACTTGAGCACCACTCAAATTCTGCTCTCCCGCTGTCCCTGGACTTAACCAACCTGTATCACTCATAAACTAATTACCCCCAACGCAATTAAAAGTAGTATGTAAGCAATGTAGTCCCGCGTAAAATACACTGCCCCTAGTATCGCTATAACTCCTAGTATGTATGGTAGATGTTTCATTTAACTGTCTATACTGTCAGGGAAATTAGTACTCATAATTGTTTTGTAATAATTTAGTTTTCATTATTTAGATTTTTACAAGATAACCAAAGAAGCCATTATAGCCACTAGAACCATAAGTTATCCTGCCCCTTGAAGCAGTTGTGTTTCGTACTAGACAACACACCTCTTTCCCTGACTCTACATAAACCATACCACCAATGCTACAAATAAGGTTTGTATCATAGAAAGCACCATTGTTAAAGAGTATATTGACAGCACCCTCTACATCTATCTGACAATGTATCATGTCCTTAGCAGTTGCATTCTGAATCTGATAGTAAAAACTAAAACTGTAGTAACCACTTATCGGTGCAGTAAACTTATGAGTGGAAGTGTTAAAATTGCCACCTATATCAAAATGCTCTGTATCAAGATTAACCTCTGCAAAAGTACTTGTTAAGCTTTGATTTGCTGAGAGGTCTACTCTAAATGCTGTATCTTGCCATCTTGGGAAACCTTGTGGATTTTCTATCTTACTGTAAGAAGGGTCTGTAATCGTTGCGTCTGCCAAGGTGTAAGTAGTGTTTTCAACAATGGTTACTGTTGTTGTTCCTTCACTTTCACTCACAGAAGCTATATAAAAATACTTATCTGTAGTCTGTGTTAGTTTTATCTTATCATTCTTCTGGTATTTATCCGTCTTATCCCCACTTATTGTAAAGGTTGTAGCACTTGCATAAGTCCAAGTTTCATTGGCATCTATCCAGCCTGTTATTAGCCCTTCATACAAGGTACTGTCTATGGTCTTATTAGTTAGTGTCTGCGTATCTGTAGTACCTACTATATCTCCTGTTGGTTTGGTAACCTGCTCTACATTACTCCCATCACCCCCAAGTAAGCCTGTAATGTCTGTAGTAGTTGCATCCGTAACTTTAACCGTATTACTATCCGAATTTATTGTCTTATTACTTAGTGTTTGGGTGTCATTAGTTCCTACAACTTCCCCAGCAACCCCGTGAACTCCACTAGAAGGATTGTCTACCTCTGCTCCGTGTT